GTTGCCGATCATCCAATTCTTCAAATGCAACATTAAAAATCATACCGTTCGGTATCTGAACAATGGCAAGACCCAAAACAGGACCAGTATCACAGTCGGACATGGCGGAACGCGCTGGCGTTTCAGCCAAAACTTTGCGCGAATGGGCGAAGAATGAGGGACTAGACTGGCAGGACGAGTCGGCGGTTATGGCCAGAGCGTCCCAAGTTCGTGACAGAGAGGCCGCGCACGAAGACAGCGGGACCGTAAAGCTCCGCAAGCTCAAGGCCGAGGCGGATATTTTGGAGCACAAGCTGGCGGTCCAGCGTGGTGACTTCGTGAGTGCGGAGGAAATGAAGAATGAGGGATTGAGGATTGGAAACGCGGTGAAGGGGGTATTCCTCAAAATGGCCGACGACCTTCCGCCATTATTGGCCGGTAGAACTGCTGCCGAGGTAAAAAAGACGGTGGCAAAATACACCCGCGAAAAGCTGACGGAGCTTTCCACATACCGCACTCCGGTGCGGATTGAGCCATGATTCAATCACCGCTGGCGGTTGGATGGTGCGACGGTATTTCACCTCCGCCAGACCTTCCGTTGAGGGATTGGGTTTGCGAGCATGTATATCTGCCAAACTCGCCGGAGGGGGCGAGGTATTCGCTTGAAGCGGTCCCGGCTCATGGCGTGATTTGGGACTGGCTGGAAGATCCCGCCGTCAAGGAAATCGCGGTTGTCGCGTGCGTAGGATTCGGCAAAACGGCGATCCTTGAAGCATGGGCAACGCGGATTGTCGCAGTTGAACCTGGGGACACGCTCTTCATTGGCCAAACGTCCGCGATGGTTCTTGACTGGATGGAAAGCCGGATGCGTAAAGTGTGGCAAAACTCTCCAGTGACCGCGCCATACATTCCGACCGGGCCGCTGCGGAACAACTGGAAAAAGGACAGCGTGATTTTTGGTGCAATGAACTTTTTTGCCGGTGCCGCGAACATCACTGACTTGCAGGAAAAATCCATGGTCAACACGGCGGGCGATGAGGTCTGGCGATGGGAAAACGGGCGGATTGATTTCCTTTTGAAGCGGCATCACGGGCGGTGGAATCGCAAAAACTTACTCATGTCGCAAGGTGGAGTTGAGGATGCAGACTGGCACAAACACGCCAAGGCGGGGAAGTGGCATGACCTTGAACACCTTTGCCCAAAGTGCGGGACTGGCCATGTTTTCGACTGGGGAAATTGGAATTACGAAGTTGTTAAGGACGGCAATGAGGAATTGGACTGGCCCGCAATTTTCCAAAGCATCCGTTTAAAATGCCCCCACTGCGGGGAATCTTTTGAGGATACGGAATACAACCGCCGCCAGTGGGCGAAGTGCCGCCCTGTTTGGGATGGTGCAAAATACATCCCCGAGCGTATGACGCTGCGGGCATCCTTCATGGCTGTCTGGCGCTATTCATGGGCATCCATCGTCAAGGAGTGGATTCAGGCCAACGAAGAGAAAAAGACCGGGGTACTAGCCAATCTGGAAAACGTGATTTGCCAGCGGTTCGCGCAATTTTGGAAAGTCCCGACTGACGCGCCGATGCTATCACTTAACGGCGATCCATATGGCAAAGCCGAGTATCACGATGGCCAGAAATGGGAGCTTGAAGACTTCCGATTCCTAACGGTTGACGTTCAGAAGGGCCACTTCTGGGCGGTGATTCGTGCGTGGAAAATTGGCGGTGCGTCTCGCCTGCTATGGGAGGGCAGGCTTGAAACGTGGGATAACATCCGCTACCTGCAAGAACGCTATGGCATTGAAAACCGATTCGTCTTTATTGACTGTGGATACCAGCCGGAAGAAGTGGCCAAACAGGCGCACGCCAGCATTACCACGAAGGATCAACGGGCATGGAATCTGGTTCGCGGTGAAGACGTTAGGGATGGATACCTGATCATTGTTGGCGAAAAGAAGTTCCGCCGAGTGTATTCCGACCTTGTTAAATCCGTTTCAAGCGCAGGGATGCAATACCGCTACATCAAGGCGTCCAACTTGCTATGCAAAGACAAGCTGGCATCACTAATGGGATCACCGTCATTCGGAGTCCCGATAGACGCATCCAAGCAATACCACGCACAAATGCAGAGTGAACAAAAGCGGGAAGTCTCGCCGGGGGTTTGGAAATGGGAACCGCTGAAAAAGGCGATGCAGGCGAATAACCATATTTGGGACTGCGAAGTTTTGCAGATTGTGGCCGCCTCAATCTTCAAAGTCCTTGTTTCATTGGAGGAAATCCGGCGCAACTAATCCCCGGCTTTGATGTTTGACACCCTGCCGTCATTCGATGGCAAACACTTTGCAAGTTGCGCGGGAATGGGCGCGGGCGGGACTATGTGACGCGACGATTGCGGCCAAGTTGCGGACGAATCACCGGGCATTGATCCTGCAAAGCATGGAGCCGGGCGGGTTGGCGACTGTCACGCAGGCGACTAAGAACGGCGTGAGTATGGGCAAAACGATGGGCCTAGGCATTCCCGACACGCTCACCGCTATGGGCCGGGCGATTGAATGGATCGAGCTGGGCTATGTGCCACAGCAATCGCGGAGCTTCGCTAGGTTTTGACATTGCGGGATAGGCAATGGCCATCCTCGACGAATTTGGGCGCGCTTACACTCACCGCGCCGCGCGCGCTGCGAATGAAAACCGCCATCGTCCGTGGGAGCCTATCGAGAAAAAGGACATCAAGGATCTAGTCCCGGCGACCGACCGCGTGAAGCTACAAAGCCACGCCCGGCGCATTTACCTCAACTTCGGGCCGATCAAGAACGCCGTCAATCAACGGTCCATGTATGCCGTTGGCCGTGCGTTTGTGCCGCAGTTCAAGGGACTTGATGACGATTTCGGCAAGACCGCGACGGATTGGCTTATCCAGTCATTCTACCCGATTGGCGACATGCGCGGCGGGATGCACGATTTCAAAACGAACCTTTTCGGGTGGAGTTCCGCAATCGACGTTGACGGGGAAATCTTCATTTTGATGACGGAAACCAAGGGTGGCTTTCCGCAATATCAGGGCATCCCGTCTCACCGCATCGGCAATCCTAACGGACAAAACGACGGCCCGACACGCGGCGGCACGTTGCAAGACGGCATCATCTATTGGCCATCCGGCGAGGCCAAGGAATACGCATTTCTCGACAAGGACGGCAAGCTCTCCGAATGGCTACCAGCTTCCAACGTAATCCACCTTTACGACCCGGAGTGGCAGTATCAAGGGCGCGGGCTAACGGCGCTCACCCACTGCATCAACGATTGCCGCGACATCATCCAGAGCACCGAATGGGAGCGCCTGGCCATGATGCAGATGAGTTCAATCTCGTTAATTGAATACAACGAAAACGGCGGTCCTGATCCTGATGATCCATACAACGCGCTTGTCAGCAACACGGCAGGCGACAAGGCGATGACCGTGGAATCACTCGACGGCGGAACCGTCCGCTATTTCAAAAGCAACTCAGGCGGCAAGGTTGAAACGCTTGTCAATAATCGCCCCGGCAACCCATTTCTTGAGTTCCATGACAGGCTTCTCAAGTCCGCATACGCCGGGCTTAACTGGCCGTATGCGTTCTACAACGGACACGGGGCAGGCGGCGGAACGGCGCAGCGCACGGAAATTGCCATGGCGCAACGGTCCATCGAAGACCGGCAAGACCTGCTTTTCTACGCGGCGAAACGCATCGTTTCCTATGCCGTCGCCAAGGCACAGAAGCGCGGCGATCTTCCGCAATCTGCCGACTGGTGGAAGTGGGATTTCTCGACGCCGCCGAAGCTCACGATTGACGATGGCCGCGTGATGAAGGAGCTGGAAAGCGCCTACAAACTCGGCTTCAAATCTGCCAGCGACATCACCGCCGCGATGGGCAAGGAATACCGCGACGTAATCACCCAGAAGGCGGAAGAGGCAGCGATGCGCCAGACCATCGCCGCAGAGATTGGCGCGAAATACGGCGTCACGATTGAACCGCGTGAACTGCTAATGATCACGCCAAACGAACAACCTACCAAACCAAACGACGATGAAACTGCTTCAAATTGAAAACCGGGCGGGCAAGCTCAAGCTAAATGATGGCGTCCACAAGGAATCCGCCGATAAGTTGATCGAAGAGCTTGATTCCCTTTATGGCAACAAGGCCGTCGCCGCTCAAATGGTGATTGGCGAGGCGGTATGTTCCGCCGATAACGCGCTTGAATCCGTGGAAGTCGAAATCAACTCCCCTGGCGGCAGCGTATTTGAGGGCCAGCGGATTTACAACGCATTGCGCGGTATGTCTGAGCGTGGCGTTGCCGTGACTACCACCGTCAACGGATTGGCAGCTTCCATGGGAAGCGTGATCCTGATGGCCGGTGACAAGAAACAAATGACGCACGGCTCGCGCATCATGATCCACGAAGCGTCAACTATCGCATGGGGAGACGCCCGCACGATGCGCAAGCAGGCGGATTTACTGGAAGGAATCAGTTCCGAAATCGCGGGAATCTATGCAGACCGCACCGGCGGCGATGAAAAGAAAATCCGCAACCTCATGTTTGCCGAAACATGGATGACAGCAGACGAAGCCAAAGAAAACGGATTCGTTGACACCGTATTGAAGGACGGAAAAGCCAAGGCGGAATTTGACACCGCCGAAAAGGGCAACATGAGCATCCTCGCAAAACTATTCCCCGGCAACGATCAAGTCGCGCAACTTGAAGCCTCGCTTGCCGAAGCTGACACCCTCCGCGCCGATCTGGAAGCCGCTCAAGCCCGCGTTGGAGAACTGACTCCACTTGCGGAAGTGAACGCTCAACTGCAAGCCGATCTTGCCGACGTTCAAGCCAAGCTCGACGCCGCCGATACCCTTGCCAATGAAAACGCGCAAGCCATCGCAGACCTGACAGAAAAGGCTACCGTCACGGACGAAAAAGTTTCTCTCAAGGCCGCCGAACTTCTCGCCACTCAAGGCCATCCAAACCCGGTCAATCTTACTGGTGACGACGGCAACACGGGAACCGATCACATTGCCGAGCTTGCCAAGCTCCAAGGCGCGGAACGCACGGCATACTATAACGAACACAAGGCGGAAATCCGCAAATCTCTCACCAAATCCTAATCTCCTAAACTGACAAAACCATGGCTACCATTAGCTTCAATGACACCATTTTCGC